CCAGATACAGCCATATGATCAGGGCGAAGAAGCCCAACGTCACAATAGAAAAAACCACAACCGCCGCAACTTCAAGGAATTTTCTGCGCCTCTCCGCCTGACGATATAGCGTCTCCTTGCGCTCCTTGCGGATGCGCGCCTCAGTCGCCACGAGGTCGTCCCACGCGCTCTGGCCCATAGTGTACTGGATATATGTGCGGAGTTGGTCGCGCTGCTCGATGGCGTTGCGCTTTGCGGCCCAGATCGACGCAGCCTCAGCCTCGGCGGACTGGCCAGCAAAAAGCTGCTTGAAGATCGGCGGGTTCTTCGCGAGGCGGTCCGCCTCGTCCAGATCGGATAGCGCGCCCATCCAGCGCGAGATGTCGCCCGCCATCTGCTCGATGTCACGCCCGACCGAGAACCCGGCCTTGATAACTCTGAAGGCAGAAGCCGCCGTCGCTGCGGCGGTAACTGGATCGACCATCAGCGCCTCGTCATCACGACGAGGATCGCTATCAACAGCCCGACCTGTATCAGGTCAATCATTGGCATCGCGATCATCAATACACCTTCCGTGTTGGCGGCACCATCTTCGGCAAGCAGTATGCCGTGATCTGGCTCCCCTGTTTGTGGAGGGTCTGGGCGTACCACACGCACTCCGTCAAATCCCGAAAGGCTAAATCTTCACTGACCTTGCGCCGATCCTCGCCAGCGCCGAGGAAGACGTAAAGCACAAAGGCGACGGTTGCCTCCACATCAGTCGCGGCTCATCAGCTTGTCCAGCTTCGCGTCGAGACGGTTCAGCGCGTCCATCACGTTCTGCCTGTCGTCGCGCAACTCGCCCTTGGTGGCGTAGTCTTCGCGCGTGCGGTTCAGCAGGATGTCGATGCGCTTTTGCTCACGCGCTATGCCGCCAATGAACCAAGCGCCGCCAGCGATGACGAGGCCGATTAGCAGGTCGATGAGGCCGGACATTTCCATTGTGACTCCCCTACGGCGTTGCGCTACCGGGCGCGTTGAATACATCTATGTTGATCACGCCGGAGGTCGGCACGTTCGTGTTGCCCGGCGCAGAGAACGACCAAGAATTTGACGAGCGCGTCTGCGTCTTGACCTCTCCGTTCGTGAAGGTGCTGTCGTCGCCCCAAGGCGACGAGGTGAGGTTGAGCGTGGCACCTGTGTTATTGGTCAGCGTCATCGTGTAACCGGCAACAGAGCCAGAAGTGCCGCCGTTTGTATTAGCCGTGTACTGGATGGTCGCGCCGCCGCTCCCCCAGTTCCAGTTTTGCGACCGATTAATCGTGCCGCCGCCACCAATGCCAGCCGAGCAAGTCCACACCAGCACATCACCCGGCGAGCAGGACACCGACCAGCTTCCGCCGCTGTTACCAAGACTGACCACGCCCGTGCCGTTCTTCGTCACGGTCAGCGCCTTACCGTCGCAGCTACCAGACAGCGTAGTCGCAGCATTGAGTACGCGCGCCGTCCAAGTGCCTGTGCCAGACGCAGCGTTCTCGCGGATCACGTTCCAGCCGCCGCTGGACTGATTGCCAGAATATCCAGAGTTGCTCTGAGTGATCGTCGTGCTGAAGCTGGTGTATCCGCTGCCGAGGCTGGTCACCGCCGCCGCAATGTTGTTGACGGTCTGGCTGGTTGTGCCGCTGGCAGAGCTAGTACCCGGCACTTCGTCGCCGCCCTGATAATATTCCGACAGGCTGATCGGGTTTGACCCGCCGTAATACGTTTGGATTTCACTGAACGAAATCGTGTTACCTGCCCCGCCATCAACGCCCATCTCTACGCTCCGTTGTACGCAGACAGGTCAGCAAATGCGGTGATGTCGTCGATGACCTTCAGGTGGCCTGTAGTCGTCAGCAACATCTTGGCGACCGCGTTGTGCCTAAATACAAGCTCGTCCGATGACGTGACCACCACCGTCCAATCAGTGCTTGCGCCGATCTGAATTGCCACATCCGTGCCAGTGTCGCTGGCGTTGACGTTGGTCGCCTTCACGATGGGCGAGTTGATAACGTCAACCGCCTCAGTGCCGTCCGCGAAGTCGGCGAGGTGGCTCATGATTTCCCTCAAGGCGTTATTCAAATCGCTGGGGACCATTACGGCCTCACTCAGATTGATGCCGCCCAGCGAGGTGTTGCTCGCCGCCGAGTTGTTATATTCGCGTAAAGTGTCGCCTGCGCCCATTTGTGTTTTCCTTCGTTGCTGCGCTCAGTTTATCACATATTGAACGGGTTTATTACACCCTGTGGCATAGCTTGAGCAGGCTCTTGCTCATCCGAAGTCTCCGCAGGAGGCGCGCCGCTCATGCCTCCGGGCATCATCCCCGCACCCACACTTGAGGCGTTTTTAATTGCGTTGGCAACGATGATCATGTTTCGCTCGTTAAACGCTCCCACGCCCTTACCTATAGCAATGTCGTTTAACATTGCAACCGAGCCGTCATTAGTCATGACTTCTGCAAGTTTTCTGACGTTTGCGTTTGACAGTTGCCGCGAGGTCACATCAGCCAAAGCGCCCGGTATTCTCCACGGCGTCATCACAAGCTGTAGGCCGCCCGGCAGACCAGTCTGGTTCACGAGTTCTTTTGCGCTTTCCTTGGCTGCGGTATCAGAGCCAGTGTAGATCGCGCGAGACGCCGCCTCCATAACGGCCAAAAGGTTATCCATCGCAGTCATTTGCTCAGGGGAGAGTGCCGCCTGAAGGCGTTTGTAGCCATCACCTTGGCCGAACTCTGTCCAGAAGCGAGCCTGCGGCATAGCGCCACGCAAGTCCGGCCTGCCGATCTCGCCCTGACGAACCTTGCTTGCCTTCTCCCAGCTTTGCTCCAAAGCGCCGCGAATGAAGTTGTTCCAAGTGTCTTGCCCGCCCTCAAGCCGCAAAATATTGTTTTTCGCAGACTTGATTGCAGACGGACTGGAGGCGCTTAGGAAGCGCGCGCCCATATACTCGAAGTCCTTGTTGGTAAGGTTTGCCAGCTTTGGCAAAAGGCCGCCCTCGATGTCATCAATTGGGCGGCTCAAGTCGCCCCAGATTTTGCGCGCGGCGGCGTACTCTGGCACCTGCGTGTCCATTTCTTTAAGGAGGGTTCCTTGAACCTCCCGAAGCTGAAGCGCCTCTTTCCTTCGACCGGCTCGTTCGGCAGCGCCGATCATGTCGTCCATTAGTTCCTTCACATTGCTCTGCACGAACTCCAAGCTAATGCCTTTTTTCGGGCGATAGCCTGTAATTTCCCCAGCTTTGTTTTTTATGGGATCGGCAATAAACGCTAAGGGCCTGCGGAGTTTGCCGCTAATCACGGGGAGACGCTTCATAGCACTTTCAAATGCCTTGACCGTCCTCGACATATTAACATCAGACCCCGCCTCAAATGCTTGTGCATACATTGGCTGCCCAGCGCGAGATCTTGCCATAGCGAGTGCGACAGACGCTTCTGTGGCCGCCTCGGCCATTTCAGCGCCAGCAATCTCTCTGGCAGGCGCGCCCGGCGCGACTTCCTCAAGCGCCTGAGACATAGCAACGCCGAACTGCCCACCTCGTTCAGCAGCAAACCTAGCCATCGTCTCGCCCGTGCGGGGGTCTCCAGCAAGAGTTTTTTGGATAGCGATCAACTCCGCGTTCCGCGTCAACTCTGCCGGTGTAATTTTTATATTTGTGCCGTACTTTGCGTTGACGGCATCAAGTGTATTTTTTAGCGCTGATGCAGTGGTGGACCCAGCTTGACCCATAGCTTCCTTGAACTGCTTAGCGGCGTCTCTGACTGCGGCTCGCGTCAACCCCTTGCCAATACCAAGGCCAACCAAAGACGCCCCAAGATCAAGCGCTCCCTCGCCGATAATTCTTCCGGGGCTGGGCCTCTGGCCTGACATGCCCATAGCTATGTATTCTCTAAGTGTTTGCCCGCCAGTTGCCCCAGCGACGCCCCCACCAATCATCGCTGGCGGACCAAGTGACGCTGTGGAAATTACGCCGAGGGCGCTGCCAACAGCAGGGAAAGACGGGCCAAGCCCCTTAACGAAAGAGCGAACCGCACCCGGCTCAACTAGCTGTGGCGGGAGGCCCGTGCCGGGGCGAGAGTAAGCAATGCGACCATCTGCAATGCCAAATTGCTCCATCGGGATGCCCATCTGCTGCGAGTAGTAGCGCATCCGCGCCTGCGGGTCTTGGATGAGAGACGCAGCCGCGACAGTAGGGATCGGCGCAGCGCCTTCTGTCCCGCTCTCATAAACAGGAACCGATGGGCCGGTCATTATGTCGAATGGATTGGTAATGCCGTTGCTCATGAACTCTGGGCCTCCTTTGTCCACATCTCAAGAGCCGCCTCCTCTGTGACGCCTTGCTTGACCAGCATGTCTACATATTCATGAATGTAGAGGTTTACGTCGTTTTTCTTCATCGAGATCGGGTATTTTCTGGCTAGATCAGACGTGATCTCGTTGCCCTTGAGAACCTTGAGTGCGCGGTATTTCGCCGCCACAAGGGTGCCTTCCATATTCCGGGCCTTGATTTCAAACTGCGTCGGGCTGTCACCGGCAAACGGATTGTTTGCCGTCCCGACAAACGGTATCCACGTTTTTGCGCGCTCGTACTCGCCCTGCGAAACAGCGGCACCTGAGAGCCTCAGAAGTTGCTCAGAGAAGGTCTTCCCTGCGGATGCCATAAATGCGTTGTATTCCATTGCGTCAAGCGTGTCCTGACGGGATGGAGTAAATCCTAGTTTCTCGGAGATGTTGGTTTGAATGTTGCTCCACCGGCCCGGAACCGTCAGAAACTCCGGCTTGTAATCGGCGCGGGTTTGCCTAAGTGAAGCAATTGTTCCGTCAATTTCGCCGACCAGCGTCTGCAAGTCTTTCTTCACACCCTTCTCTATGCCATCGGCGGTGACGCCCGTTGTTATGGTCGTCTCGCCGGTCGGGCTTGTCGTTATTTGCATACCGGTCGCCAGCCTCGGCAACTTCTCCGGCCCAGCCGGCACAAGCCTATACCCGCCCGGTGCGGTGCTGTCCGGCACCAGTATGTTCTGCTGCGTAGCGCCCGGCTGACCTTCAACGCCCGTCTGCACAAAAGTCGGTTTTTGCGGCGTCACAGGCGCACCCGGAAGGGGAATAAAGGTTGAGCGCCCGAAAACGTCCTGACCTATAGTACCGGTCTGGCCGCCAGCGGTAATCGTCTTCGGGTCGGGCGCGAGCTTGGACAGGCCCATCGGCTTGTCGTACTGCCCTGTTTGTACGTTGTACCCCATCCGCTTCGTCTGCCTCGTGACAGGGTCCACAACCTCAATCGTGTCAGGTGCTTTTGCGCGCTGCTCCATTTGGAACTTCGCCACGCCAAGGGGGTCGATTTCCGTGGCGTAAATCTGCGCCCGCATTTCCGGGGTTGCGGCCATTTTATAGCGCCCTAAAGCGGTCGCCATACGACGCTTTTGATCGGCCTCGGCTTGCATCTTCGCAAGTTCCGCTTGAGCCGATTTGAATTGCAAGTCCTCCAGCTTCTTTGCGCGCTGCGCCTGAAGTGCTGCGTCGTAGGCTTGCATGCCCATCATGCCAGCGCGGCCTATGCCTTGGCCTATAGAGGTGCGGACAGGGGACGGCCCGCCAGCCTCAAGGAGGCCCATCGCCGTGGCGAGGTTGAACCGGGTGCGGGGGTCATCGAAAGATGTGCCGAGAAGTCCGTTTGCCATTTTGCCACCTAAACCAAGCCAAGAAGGCCGCCACCGAGGGCGTACAAGGGGTTCACCGCTGCGTCCGGCCCAGCCATCATCTGACCGATCTGAGCGCCGCCCAGCGCCCCACCCAGAGCGGACAGCGCAGGTCGTGAATATTGCGGCGTGATCTGCTGCTGGCCAAGCTGGCCGCCCTGAACCGACGCGAGATAGTTCGCAAGCGCCGCCTGCGGTGCCTGCTGCTCGAACTGGAACTTCTCGATGTCCGCGCTCAACTCTGCCTGCTCCTGCGCCTCGCGGGCAGCGCCAACACCGGCCAGCGCCTCAAGGTCAGCGAAGCCGAACTGGCGCGCCGCAGGCACTTGGGCGATGGCCTCCTGCTGCGCGCGGTACGCCATCGGCGCAAGCGCTGAGGCAACCGCGCCCTGCTGATAGCCAGAGCCGTAGCGCCCGGCCTTGCCGAACTGCGCCTCGACTTGCTCGACGGCAGGGCGGAACGCGGCAGCCTGAAGCGGGTTCGTTCCCATCAGGTTCTGCATCACCACGTCCTGAACCGCTCCGATAAACGGCGAGCCGGTGATAGCTTGCTGGCGAAGGCCAGACAGAGCCATTTCAGTTTCAGGTGAGAAGCCCACAACCGTCTGGCCGGGGTAGTATTGCATCGGGCCTTCGCCGTAGAGGCGCTTCGCCTCAGCCAGCCCGAACTCCTTGAACGGAGCCGTGGTCGGGTCCGTAATGGTCTGCGTGACCTGCCTTGTGGTTCCGCCGCCTTTACTCATCGCTGAAATCCTTCATCAATACCACCGCCGTCTGCCGGTAGTCTTTAAGTTGTCGAGACCAACCCCTGCGCCCGATGATCTCCATCCCGCTGCAATCTAGCGTTTTGGCCCACGCGGCGATTGCAGCTTCCGCTTCCATCAACTCGTTTAGGTCTCCGCCCGCAAGCCAAATACGGCACATCGCCTTCTGCGGGTAGTCAACCACTTCCGTCACTATAGCAGACTTATCCAGCGGAAAGAACTGGGCCTTGCCTTCGCAGACGGCTTCCCAAACGTCGTCGATTGTGTGTGACCCGCCCGCATACTCCAGCGCGTCCTCGATGTAGCGCCGACAGCGCTGCCAATGTTCTTCCATACGGTCGTCACCCGATAATAAGGTAGGCGAATGGCGCATCGTGTCCCTGATTGTCGTGGTTGATCACCATCGTGCCATCGACGCTGGTGCTGTCGATGTACGGATTATGATGCCACGGGTCGTGATCCACACCCGTGAAAAACACCAGCGACGACACAGAGTAGCGCGGGTCATCGACGGTGGTCTGCGTCGTGTTAGACGGGAGCGTCACATACCCGACGCTGTTCAGGCCGCCGTTGATTGTGCGGTTCAGAACCTCGGCGATCTCGCGCGTTGTCGCGGTGATCGGGTTCAAAATGCGGAAATTTGTGGTGCGCTGCTCAATCGTCATCGTCTGCCGATGTCCCTCGCCTCAACGTCAATCCCCAGCGCCTTGCTCCACGCCCCTGACAGGGACATGCGCGCCCTGTGATATCGGCCCTGCGCCCTGAACGGCGCAAAGTCGCCGTCGTTCGGCGCGATTGCGCTGGTGAATGTGGGCGTGTCGGACTGCTTGTCCCGCGTGCCAACCGCCAGCGTCACGCTGCCGTTTTCATAATAGGGGTAGACGCGCGTCACAATCGAGTGCTTGCCGGTAGAGATCGGAGCCTCCGCCGTCTCAATCGTCGCGGCGAGGGGGGCGCCAGTGAAGGTGTAAATCTTGTCGCCGTATGCGCCGCCGAAGAAGTATTGCCCGCCCTTGTAAAAGCGGCTGTCTAGCTGGATGCTGAGGCCGTCAACCGTTGCCGAAAGGCTATCGAGGGCGTCAACTGTGTAGCCAGCCGAAAACATTGGCGAAAGCAGGTCGGCCTCAACCTCTGCCAGCGACCACTTGTTCAGCGTGTAGTTGTAGATCAGGATTTTATCGGGCTGGCCAGATGGCGAGGACGTGGACGTGTAAGACCACATCGCCACTTCGTTTAGCGGGTCAACCGCCGCAGACATGCGGTCGGCGTAGTTACTGTCGAAATCTTCTATGAAGAACTCGTTCACGCGCTCGCTTCCAATCGGCGAGATGCGCTGGCCGTCGAACGCATAGAAGCCATCTGACGACAGGAAAAACACAAGGTTCCCGGCGTTGCACACCGAGTTCCTGAAGTTACACCCGCGCTCCGACACGACCTTGTCAAACTGCCAGATCAGCGGCGGACCAGTGTAGGTGGCGCGGAAGATGGCGCGCTCGGTCAAGACCGTCGCATATTCGCCCCCGACCAAGCCGGTGATCTCGCCACTGTCGGGCAGGTCTTGGAAGTCTGACTGATCGCTGCCGACGGTCCACCCGTTTACGTCGTTGAAGCCTGACCACTGGCAGCGATACGGTATGCGGCCCGTCCCGCTGTCCACGTTGGCAACCCACACGAAGTCGCGCACCGCCGCAATGAAGTCAGCCCTTGGCGGAGAACCGGCGAGGTCAGCAAATGCAGAACTGGTGCCAAGTTCAAAATACTGAAGTTCCTCGCCGATACCGCCTGCGGCGATAACGTAATCGCCGAACTGAATAAACCTCCAGCGCTCACCGCCGGTCAGGTCGTACCCGCCGACCTTCTTAATGTCGTCGAGATTGTTCGTGGACGTGTTGTGCAGGTATAGCTTTGCGTCGTCACCCGCGAACAACTTTGTGTTGTTGGAACTGTCCTTCGCCGCAAATATGCCGCGAATGGTTCCGTCAGCCGCGTTTGAGTATTCGACGAAGCTGTTCATCGAGTGATAACCAGCCGCCGCTGGCATGACGTTAGTAGCTACAGTCACGCCAGAGTTCATGATGTCGGCTTGATCGGGCAGCCATTCGCCGAATTGTAGCATTACTGCGGCCTCCAACTTTCTGAGCTTTCAGACACATTACTCCAAGTCTCATCCTGTGACGAGACGGTTTGCCACGTCTCGCCGCCTTCCGACTGCGTCGCCCACGTCTCTGTGCCGTCGGCTATGTCAGCCCAAGTCTCTGTGCCTTCATCTATGCCCGTCCACGCATCGCCCAGCACGTTTGCCAGCGTCTCTTGATTGACCGCAAAGCTCAGGTCTCCGCTCATCACGAAGACGCCGATTATCTCGCCGCTGGCGGTCGTTACCACCTCCGCGCTGGCATCCATACCGCGTATGCGGGAGAAGGCGTTGACGGCGCTCACAGAGGCGTCTGCGGCGCCATCAAACAGCCTGATGCGGTCAGCGTCGGACGTTACCGTGACGGACAGAGAGGCAGCGCCGGACATGCGCGCGATAAACGCCGCAAGGGCAGAGACAGACGCCGCGCCGGATACGCTTGCGTCAAACAGCCGTATGCGGATAGCCTCGCTGCTGGACGTTACCGCTGCATCTCCAGTGCCTATAACGGCGCGCGCAATCCCTGCGTTATCCGCAGCGAATGGCGCTTCGCCAAATGCGGCAACGGCGGTCACGGCTTAGTTGGCCAAGTTACGTTAAACGGAAAGCCGCTCTGGCTTGTGATGTCGCGCAGTGCTTGGCGATAGGTAGACATCTCCGTTGTCATTGAGGGAGTATCCGACAGCGCATAATAATCGGTTTCTTTAAGCCGTCCATCTCTGTCACTCCTAATGTTGTCTTCCGCAGTCGTTGTCGGTAAAGAAGTTACAGTCCAAGTTTGCGTCCAAACGCCATCCACCAGAGTTGGGTCAGCTTGTATTACCTGCTGTATACTGTTGTCGTGCGAAGGTGCAGACGCTTTTGTTATAGAATAAATGTTATAATTATTCAGTATTTCTTCCGATATTTTTGCGGGAAAGCTGACGTTTGGATTTTCTTTATACAATCTATTAATATTGTAAGGGTAGACCACCACTTCATTGTTAACTATCTTGGCGTACATTTTTTAAAAACTCCGTCTATGATGGCCGAATAACAACGCAAACTTGATCATTAAAACCGCTTCCAGACACAACTGGAAGACTGGTTCCGCCCAATGTGCCATCGTCTTCCGCAGCAAAGCACCAGAAATAATTGTCAGCATCATCTAGTACAGCGGCTGGAGTATCTATCCATCTTGTAAATATAAATTTAAAATCTGGTGGTGGCTCTGGTAGTTCAGCATTAAAATACCGACCCATAAATATAACTATGTCTCCACTTTGACTAGACGAGGGTACAGAGAGTGCGTCATCCCCTTGTGCTTCTGCTTGCGTCACATATGTAAGATTGCTGTATCCATCAACTTCAAGAAAGAACGCAGCAAGTATGTTGTAAGTAGTTGCACGATCAGTAGTGTCGATTGTTTGGTTAGAAACCGTGTCGCCGCTGTCGTACAGGGATATACCAAAGGTACAGCCAGCGTTAGACCCTACATTAAACTCTTGATCAAAAGCGGGACTTTCAGCTTCATTAAAACCTGTGCCTGTGCTTGTGTTGTCTTGATAGCCCACAACTATCAGTGGGGCCGTGCCACTAGATGCTGGGGTTGTGATGGGATCAGGATTGTCTGCGCTTCTCGTGCTTCTAAAGCCGCCCATCTCAACAGGTTTGTCTTCTTTCGGCTCCAGAACAACCGTCATTGCTACCTGTTCTTCGGCGGAGTTGACCCCTGTAAAATCTCCAACTGTCACAGGATTTGCGGGAGATAGGTTATAGAAGGTAGCAACACCAGTTACAGCGCCAACGCTGCTATATGCGTATGGGCCAGCGGTGTAGTTGGTGGGGGTTGTGATTCCCGGCTTGGGGGTTTGGTCTTCAAAAAATTGCACCACGACAGCGGCATCGCCAGTTTCTGTGGCAAGCTCTGGGGGATCATCCGGATCGTTTCCATCCACGGTATCAACCCTGTGGTTTTTTACCGTAGCATTTCTGAATGCTAGCATAGACGCTGTTGGCGCACTAGCGAATGCTCCGGCTGCAAGCGAATCAATGCTGAATGCTGTGCTGCTAGATGTTGCGATTTTGAAGTAGGATGCAAAGGAAAAAGTTGAACTGACTCTTGAGTCGTCCATAAACCTTTGCCAACCAGTAGCCTCGCTAAAATATCTAAGACCAAAATCGTCGCCAACAAAGACCAACAACAGGTCGCCCTCTTGCACACCAGATATTTCACTGCTACCAAAACTGAGAAACGGTGATGTGGTACTAGGCACCGCAGTAGACGTTTCAGACACAGCAGAGCCGACAAACTCTATATCGCCACCGCCGCCACCTCCTCCGCCGCCAGTGCCGCCGGATTGGCTGGCTGAAAGTATCTTCCTGCTCAACATCAGCTTACCACCGCGCCGTATAAGCCGCCTCTGTGCCACAGCACCACAGTGGTGTATCCTGTTGTTGCAAGTGTCGGCGCAGAGCCAGATGCCCACGTCATCGTAGGCCAAGTCACCGTGTAGCTAGAACCGTCGTCAATCATGAGAGTGATTGACTCACCATCCACAAAACTTTCTGTGAACGTCGTGTTTGCAGACAGCGTCTTGTACTGGAGTGTTCCGTTGCTAGGGTCTAGCGCAGAGCCGGTGCAGTTGTAGGCTTTTTCTCTGATCGCCTTTTGAAAATCGACATCCTCAAGCATGTCGATGTGGCCACCTGACTTTAAAAGCAGATTTGTTCCATCGGAACCAACAGCCACATTCGAGTCCACTAATTGCAGTTCTACTGCGGGGGTGCCAGCTCCACTATTGGTTAACTTAAAACCAGTGTTGTGTACATGAGTTAGCCGGATTTCAAAGTCTGCACCGCTATACAGGCTGACGGAGTCATCAGTAGTCTGCCAAAAGTAACTTGGCGTTTTTACGCCGTGATTAAATTCGGCTAGACCTTGAAGGCTACCATCTAGAGTTAAGTATGTAGTATCTACGCCGCCGTCAGTTCCCTTGAATATGATGTCTGTGTCGTCACCTTGAGCATCTATGGTGATATTGCCAGATGTTGTCGTTAGGGTTACGGCTGCATCGCCAGCAGATATGTCGTCAGCCGCCACACTACCAAACGACAGACCACCAGAGCCGTCTGTGGTCAGAACCTGTCCGTCTGATCCGTCAGTGATGGCTGAAGTTGGGGCAGTGGTGAAGACAGGAACCGTGCCAGTAGCATCCGGCAACGTGATGGTGCGGTCAGCGGTTGGGTCTGTGACTGTCAGCGTGGTTTCGTTGGCATCCGCCGTGCTACCCTCAAAACGCACAAACCCGTTTACGTCTATACCGCTGTCGTGAATTCTTAGCCGTTCAACAGTGTCTGTGTTGAAAGCGTGAGAGTTTCCGGTTTCCCAAACAAACGGCTCAGACGCGCTGTCAGTGCTAGGAGACAGCAGCCTGTAAGTGCGGCCTGAAGCAAGCGTCCCGTTGTATGTCGCTTGAAAAAATGTACCGGACACAATGTCTTTTGTTACGTTAGCCCCGGCGGCGCTTCCAGAGCCTGTCGAGTCGATATCAATGCCGCGAGTAGTCGTCTCCAGCTTCTTGGAGTTATCGTGATAAAGTTCGACTGCGCCGTTACTAAATGCTTTTATATAATTTTCTGTTATCCCGCTGTTGGTTACCTGAAAATCATTTGCGCCAATAATTAAATTTCCTGTGCCAGAATCAAGGATGGCAGAGTTAGAGCCTGAATGATAAATCTGTAAGTCGCCACCCGCACCAAATACTGCCTTCGCATTGTCGGCAAACTCAAGCGCGTTGTCAGACTTGTCCCAGACTACGTTGTAGCTGTCACCAGTGAATTGAACATCTTGGTTGAAGACAAACTGGTCGCTGTTGTCCAGCGCGGTTGTCTTCGTAAACTGATAAGCCGTGTAACCAGTAGGCACTGCCGAAATTTCGCTGCCGTCCGTCGTGTTGACAGAGATGTCAGCAAGGTCAGCCTGTGTCCGCGCGAAGAAATCTAGGTCAGCAGTGAGCGTTCCGTAAATTGTGTTGTGTACTTCTACGGCAAGGATAAAGCTGGCCGGGCTGGTTTCTTTTACGAACAGAACCGGCGTGATGTACTGCGACGACGTGCCGATAACGTCCTCGTCGTAGTTAATAGTCCACGACAAATCTGGCAGCGTGTTAGAGCGTAGCGCAACCGTGATGTTGAGCGTGTGGACGTTCTGACCGGCCTGAGCAATAATCCTGCCAGCAAAAAAGTAGTTATGCGAACTGCCACTGGGCGTGACGGTAGCAATCTCTTGATACTCTCCGTCCACAAGATAGCTTGAACCGGAATACGTCTGCGATACTCCAGAACGATAGCTATCACCAATCGTGACCATGACTGTGCCAGACTGATTAGGCAGGGAAATGGTCCTGTCCTCAGTCGGGTCGATGGCAGTTATCTTGGTTTCATAAGCGTCGTCTGTCGCACCTTCAAAGTATAGATCGCCGCGAATTTCTACGCCATCTGTCAAGGTCTGTAGCTTGGTTGACGTGTTGTAGAACAGCTTCACGCCCTGTGCGCCGCCGTAGATTTCTGAACCAGCAAGCAACCCGGTTGCACTTTGTCCAAATTTCAAAGGCTGACCGTTTTGGGCATCAATAATTGTGCGGATATAGCCGTCATCACCCATCACGACCCGTGCGCCACTGTGAAGCGCAAGCCCCACATCCGTCGCCGTTTCATTGCCGCTGCTACCCGGTGGGTCGTAGGTTACGCCGCCAGCGAGTTCGATGGTTGTTCCGTCAATCTGATTGCTAAAGCTGTCGTCGGCGTCACTGCGTAAGAAGCTAGTGCTGTCGAGGCTGTCAAGAGTCGCAGCGTCGATGCCAAGAGCGTCGATGTCCGCTTTTGTCTGGTCTGCCGTTGCGCCGCTTTCGATGCCATCCAGCTTACTTCCGTCTGTAGCGAGGTCGCGTCCGTCAACGGTGCCGGGTATAGAAATGTTCCCGCTACCGTCAAGGAACACCGCCTTATCGGCGGGCTGGGTGCAGAAGATGGTGCGAGTGCCAGCCGTCCAGTTGACCGCCTCACCACTGTTGGACGACGACAGGATTTCTGCACGGCTCAGTGTCGTGCCGCTTGCAGTGAATGCGCCTCTGCCCACCTCAAAGTCCGTGCCGTCAGTGCAGCAATAGTACGTCTCATTGCCGTCACCGATTTCAGTGAACGCATCAAAGCCATCAAACGAACCGGACAGCACATATGCATCAGTGCTGCCAGTTGTCGTGGTTTGCTGTTTGACGCGGTCTTTTACAATCAGTGCCATTTGTCGCCTCAGTCAGCGGTAATGTCTAAGTCGCCTGCGTCGATCTTCAGTACATCGCCCGAAGCAATCGTCTTTGCCGTTGTAAAGGCACCGTGAACGAGCAGGTTCCCGCCGCTACTTGCATCGAACAGACCGAAATGGCTCACGCTGCCCCACGACCCTGTGGCCGCGTTAAATTCAACCGCGCTGGTGTTGTCGGTAGCGCCGCTGGCTGCACTGTCGAAGGTAATCGACTTGCGCGCGTAGTTATTGCCGGTAAGTTCAGCGCCGCTGTTGTCGTCGGCAAAGCTGCCGGTGGACAGCCCGATATAGACGGTCGTCGGTGCGGTAAACGCCGCAGTGCCGAGAAGATGGTCGAGGAGCCTGTTCTCGGCGTAGTTGCTAAGGGCGCTCATTATGCTTCTCCTGCTGTGTTTTGGCGCTGGTAAATGCTGCTGATCTGAAGCGACGACGTGCCGTAGTTTGCGCGCTCCTCATCCAGCTTGATTTCGTTGATCGCCATCGTGAAGCGTTGCATGTAGGCGTTGGCGCGCTGCTCGTCGAGCAAGTACGCATACGCCTCAGCAAGGCTGCCATAAAGGTAGGCGTCTGGGTGGCGCGTCAGCACGTTGTTGACTAAGTTGCTTTCGGACAGTGCGGACAGTGAGCCGATGTAAATGATTTCGACCGTGTAGGCGCTGTCGGGTTTGGGTCGGAGTTTTAACTCCTGACCGACAAGAGAGTAAGCGCGGGGCTTGCTGTTCCCAGCAGACGAATAAGAACTGTGCAGCGCGGTCGGCGACATATACTCCAGAACGATCTCAGGGTCGCCGTTCAGCTTCACCATCCGCAACTCACGCAGATCAGTCGGCAGCGCGGTGTACTCGTCGCCAACAGTCAGCGTGGCGGTTGCCCGCTTCTCTTGGCTGCGCGTCTCTAACTCGCGGCTCATGCGCCCCTCAGCCAAAGAAACAAAATCAGGGATGACGCTGGTGAGGTCATCCCTTGCCAAGAAGTTCGCGATTGCGGTCTTCAGTTCTGTGTAATTCGTGATCGCCATCAGATCCTTCCGCCGCCTGTTCTAAATGCCCGGTTTTCGCTGTCGTTCAGCCACGCCTTCCACGCCTTCGGGTTTTCGCGCAACGGGCCGAACTTCTCTACCAAGTGAGCATACACTACGTTCGGGATTTCCGCCACATGCTGTAGGTGACGCTGCGTGTTGCCGCGAAGGGAGCCGGGGCGGTAGTCGTCGGACATCTGCTTGTTGATTTTGAGAAGGTCGCCGAACTCTTGGCGCTGCTCGACGTGGGTTGAGCCGTCGGTGTTCTGATGCAGGGACACTTCCTTGCGGGTGCGTGGGTCGGTCCAGAGGTATCGTTTCATTTTATCCTCATAGAGAAGGGGGCGACCGAAGCCGCCCCCTAGCTAGATCAGGAACCGCTGAGGTCGAAGACAGCAGCGTGCGCCTTCGGTGCGGTCGGCTTCAAAGTCCACTCGCACAGGATGTGCGAGTCGGTTGCGTCGCCGGTCTTGGCCAGATCTTCCTCAAGGAAGTTACGACCGTTGAGCGTCGCAAGCGACACGAAGTCCGGGTCGATCAGGAAGATGCGGTCGTTGCTGAGGAACCTGCTCGGCGTGCTGGAAAGTACGCCGAAATCCCCTAGCATGACGCTAGTGGAGCCAACATAGGTGACCTCTTTGGCCGCAGTCATGTTGACGTCGTTGCTGACAAGGTTGCCAGTCGCGGACAGGTCCGAGAAGTTCGCCTTGTTAGCCGCAGACATAACCATCAGGCTAGGATTGCCACCGTCGGTCCAAGCGTCCTGCTGCGCGTCCTCGATGAGGGCGAGCGTCAGAGCGCGGCTGTCACCGGCAGTGATCGTGTCGGTGCCGTCACCAGTGCCGAAAGCACCAGCGGTTGCGCCAACCGAGCCGTTGGTCATCCAGCAAGACAGCGAAGCGGACTTGCGGGGATCGGAAGACGAGCGAGCAACGTCAGTGTCACCGATCATCTTTTCGATGTCGCGACGCAGTTCGAGGCCTTTCAGCACCTTCTGGTAGTTATGCTCGCGCTCGCGGCCTGCGGTATCGACGGCGTCCAGAGTACCAGAGGTCGCGAAGACCTTCTTAGAGATCTGCATGTAGTTGCCGATACGGCTGGTCGGAGTAGCCGCAGCAGTCGAAGTGTCAGCGCCCTCGTTGTGGTAGTTCGAGGTGCTGGCGGCTGCCAGTTCCTGCACTTGCCACTCAAGGAAGATGCCGTTGCCGGTCTCCTTCTTGACGTTGGAGAAGATCGGTGTTTCAGCAGGGTCGCATTATATCCCAGCCTTTCGGTGGGGGTGGACTATATCATCACTCCGGGTTGGAGTGCCGGACGCTCTAGCCTGTTATTAAGAGGGCTTCACCTCTCAGGTAGTCTCTGAACCTTCCCCCGGTGTACCGAGGGCTTGGATGCTGATTGCCATAGCTTGCGCCGTAGGGTTCCAGCAGTTCATCCGGTTTAGACCGCACCTACCCTATCTAATGCGGTAAATCACATCTGCCAGCTGCTCGCGCTCACCTACGGCGGCGCTAGTAGCGAAAGTCGTCATGACTTTTTCCTTTCAAGTTGCGGGGCTACTTGCGCCCCATTAGATACTCAACAGCGGCGTCCACCGTGCCAGCGCTTTCAAAACGCTTGCGGGCTTCTTGCCGAGAACGGTTAGCAACTTCGCGCTTGGTCTTTGGTCGCCCTGCCTTGGCCATCTTCGGTGCTTTGCGGGTGCGTTTCTTGGCGTCGGGGGTCTTCGATTGAAGCTGGTCCCAGCGCCACGCCTTGTAGAGAAGTTCGATCGCGCGTGCGTCAGACGCATTTGCGATTTCCTCTTCGCTAAACCCGATCCGCTTCTGAGCGTAGGAAATCACTTCCTTGCGCTCACTCTCGCGAACCTCATCATCCTGCCACGCAGGGATGCGGCTGAGCATCTCGCCACGCTGCACCTCAAGGTGCTGGCGCAGGTTCTGCTCCTGCTCGCGAGATTGCTCCGACGCGATGCGCTGGCGTTCGGCCTCGACCTGCTTGAGGTATTCCCTCTGCTGGTCCCACTCGGCCTTCGCCAGAAACAAGTCACGTTCGGACATCGTCTCGGCCAATGCTCTCCAGTCAGGTTCCTGCTGGCCTGCCTGCTGGATTTGAGCGCTCAACTGATCAAGTTGCTGCGCGTAAGCGTCCCGAAGTTGTCTCGTTTCAGCTTGCTCGGCCTCAAAGGCTTTGCGCTGCTCGGCTAACTCCATCGAGCGCTTAGTGTACGCCTGCTGCCGCGAGTAACCACTCTGAAGTTCGTCGAGGGTCACCTCTACCTCTTGGCCGTCCACCTTAACGGTGTAGACCTCCGGGGGTTCCTCGTCGTACTCGTCGTCGTCATCCGCCTCGTAGGCGTCTTCGCCCTCATCGTCCTCGTCGTAATCCACTTCGGCGGTCGCATCTGCGGTATCCGCCTCCGGCTCATACGCTTCGGTCTCAGGCTGTTGAGGCTCTAGCGCCTCTACCTGCTCTTCTGTCACGGTGTCCGCTGGGGGTGTGTTCAGAAGAGAAACTGCTTCGGTTAAAGAAATGGCTCCGGTCCCAGTGGGGTTATCGGACATGAAATATCTCCTAGTTTATGCGGCCATACCGCTTGAACTCGTCAAGCTGGGCCTTGGCCAGCTTACCATCCTCGACCACGCTCTGGAAATACCCCTTGACCGCAGCAAGTGCCTGCATCAACTGGAATATCTTCTCGCGGGCCTCCTCATCGCCGACGTTGGACGTGCGCCAAGCCTCGACGAATTGCTCATCGAGGTACTCGAACGCCTCGATGAAAAGTTCATTTCGCAGGAGTGCCTCTGCCTTTGCGGAGCGGTCCTGCCGCTGCCTGATCTTGTTTTCATTCATGTCAGTAGACTGAAATCCATCTGTTGCTGGGGCAGACCGTAACGGCGCTGAAACTCCAGCAACCCGTCAGGCGCTTGATCTAACAGACTATATGTGCGCGTTGGCTCGCGTTGTTCAAGGGCTTTTGCAACCGGCGCCGTCGTATCCAGTCGGCACGCCTGCAAGTCCTCGTCGAAGATGTAGCCCTCCGGGCAGCGCTGCTCACCTGTCAGCGCGTCCGTCACTGGCGCGACGACGGTCGGGTCGCCGCTGGTGTCTTCAAAGCCGGGGATGCCGTACTCCGCCGCCACGTCCGACGGCAGCGTGCGACCCGTGTAAACCTGACCGCAGAACGGGCCAGCGCCGAAGCTGCCGTAAAACTCGTCGCCGACAAAGACCGGGCGGTAGTCGCCGCTGGTGATTTGCTCGTATCTGGTCGGAGCGCCGAGCAAGCCCATAATCTTAGGCACGATGCCGAAGCTGTAGTCTTGGCCCGGACCGCCTTCAAGGTATTGGTTCAGGGATGCCTGCTGACCGGGGGTGAGGTTCTGAAACGTGTTAGGGTAGGCGATAGCGCCTAAAGACGCTCCAAAGCCCAAATCTGGAGCCGCAGGGGCCATTTGCTGCTGGCGCTGCTGAGCCAGCGCGTCCTGTATTGCTACCTTATCGGCAAACCTCCGCTGGCGCTGCTCAGACGCATACTGCTGCGCCGCGAGGTTCGCCAGTGCCGTGTCGG